TTACCTGTAAACTGTAATAGAGGCTAGTTTGCGGGGACCGTAGCCACTCTTCCACGAATTCATTGTCGTAGGTTACAACGTCACTCCAAGAGTTAAAGCTATATCCATGAAGAAGCCCTGTGTTGTTAAGCAGTATCATCATTCCGTCAGCGACTGCCTTATAGGCATCCCATCCGACTTCTGATGCAATCTCAACATCACCATAATTGTATGTTTGTACACCGAACGTACCGCTATCACGGTCAACCGTACGGCTGATAGGTGGTGCAATTTCAGGAGTAGATGTGAAGCCATCGAGATCTTTTGACCTGTAGCTACACGATGCAGTAGGGGCAATTGCAAAGGCCCTATCCATCTTGTGTGACCTAGCAACACGTGCTGCAAGGTTAATGCCCAACTTCAGTTGTACTGCTAACTCATAGGCCGGTGTACGCACTACCACTCCAGTGTTAAGGCACCGAAGTGCTTCACCAAACTGTTCGTATGTTACGCCGTACCGCCGTAGGAGATTTGCGAGTCCAAGCATTCCCAGTCCGACCTGTCGATCTGTTTCGCTTGGCAAATATTCTCCTGAATCGCTAACGCCAGTTCGACCATGGAGTTGGCACAGTTCTGACATCCCTTCAGTGAAAGCTTTTGGAATGTCGTCAAATTCACAGGCACCGAAATTGACATGCTGCAAGAGACAGGTTCCTCGGCTTGGCAAGTACACCTCAAGACATACATTCCCTCTGATTCGTTCTCCATTTGTGTCATACTTAACTTTGTTTAGCCATACATCTCCAGACTTAATAGCAAAGAGAAGTTCATCTTTGAACGTACATTCTTGCCACCATTCATCTGTGATGTTGATGCATCGTTTGACCCAAGGCAGCTCTGTTCGTGAGACAGTAATGAACTCAAGAGCATCACTGTGCCGGAGATCGAGGTGGCACACTATCGCGCCATTACGGTAGGTGCCCCCCCTCCTCAAGATCTCATTTAAGGTGCTGTAGATTTTGGCGAATGATACTGGTCCGCTTGCAACGAGCTTGTCATTTCCTTTTGTTGATTCCGTTCCTTTGGGTCGCAGCTCCGACAAGTGGATCGCGCAGCCTGCTCCATTTCGTAAAGCATAAGAAGCAAATCTCCAGCTTGCTTCGATTCCATCAGGACCCTCCATTGAGTCTTGTACTACAAATACTGTGCAGCTAACTGGAAGCCTTGACTCAGGGTTGTCGAGCCAAGATTGTACACGTCCAGTACGTGAAATGTAAGAGGTGGTCATTAATTAAATAAGATCAGTAAGTGTTGGTTCTTTATAGTTAGGTCCTTTTAGAACCTTGCCATCAGCTCTGTAGATGGGCTTACCGTCTTCTCCAAGCTTCGACATATTTGATTTGTGGACCCTACGCATTGCTTCGTCTAGATCCCATTCTTGGCTAGCAGCCATTTGGTAGCAGACATACACAAGGTCCGCTAATTCTTTGAGCTGCTCACAATCATCTTTGAAATGAAATGCTTCGTGAAACTCTGACCACTCCTCATCGATCAAAGCTTTCTGAACGCCCTTTACTGTCTTCCCACTCATCAACATATACGCTGAGCGGAACTGGTCGGCTTGATCCATCAACGTTAGGTGATTCAAGAAGGGTGTTGTCGAGTTCATTCTGTAAGTAGTGGATTGCTTTCTTTAGGTCCTGCTCTTTGCTGTCTTTATGACCAGCACGGACGATATATTTAAGAGCACAACCAAGGTGATAGTTTAGTCCTTGGTCTCGTATAAAGTCCCACGTTTCCATGGAACCTCTTGTGTAGTAAGCGGGTGAGAAATGGGCCATTGTTGTACTAAGTTGCTGACAGTGTTGCAAAGGCAGAAGTTCTGACGCTGTAATGCCATCAGTAATGTAATGATGTCTTCTTTGTTTGCCTTTGGTAAAAGATCATCCATTCGTCGGAGCTTAAACTCTTGCTCCATTGTTAACTCAGTGATTGGTGGCGGTGGGATGCCAGGGAATGACTCTTCGTTCGGCTGCGTCATAATCGGTGTGCTGTAAGATTTTTGCGAGACGAGCGTTCATCAATGCAGTGTCTTCATCCAATTCTTTGGACTTAAATGCTTTGACAACTGTGTCCCATGTGTAGCCGTCTTTCTCAAGTAGATCGACAGCACGTTTAACACCAATTCCAGGTACGCCGGAGTAGCCATCGGTCTGGTCTCCTGCCATTGTCTGAATTAAATGCCAACGCATACCCTCTTTTTCTGTGATGTTTACAGTTTCTTTGAGGTCGTAAAGTTTGCCAGGGATCTGTCGCATGTCCTTATCAGGACTGACGATAACGTTACCCGGCTCAAACGTTGCGTAGATACCCATGGCATCATCAGCTTCTAGTTCTGGTAGTCGGATGACCTTGTATGTTTTGTCGAGTTCAGAAATTACTCGACGATAACCACAGGGCTTCTTACGATTTCGGTGACCTTTATAATCAGGATATATTTTTTTCCTGAAATTTTTAGAGTCACTAAAGAAGAGTACAGGCTCACTATCCATGAATTCAGACGTGATCTTTTTGATGTCACGTTCGACGGCACGGTAAGCTTCACTGAACTTACTGACAACGGTAATCACATCATCACCCCAGTCAATCTCATCCTCTGATGCAGCACAGCACTTGTATACAATGAAGTCAGCGTCAATAAGAAGTTTCATTTCTTGTAGTACCAAGTAAGGAACTCATCAAACTTGGCACGACGACGTTCATGCATGTAAGGGTAAAATTTAAGAACAAGGTCGTGTATCAGTTGACGTTTAGCAGTACGCCATCTGCCAAAAGATTTCCAGTGTGCAGGACGTGATGGACCTCTTTGCAATCCAGACAGGTTTCCTACACAACCAATTGCTTCATAAAAAGACCACAACACATCCATGTCAGTCATTACAACTTCCATCTGCCATTTGTCCTCTGTTTTGCTATAAGAAAGACAACCTTCACCTTCAAAGATGCCAATAGCCCATTGATATGGATCAATGAACGTCAGCCCAACTGTATCCTTGCTTGGCTTCGGCTGCGATGGGGACTCTGAGGTTGTAGTATTCTCCAGCGGCTGCTGCGCTGAATACCAAGGATGTTGATAGGTCTGTTGCATGGTCGGGGTGGCACTCGAATTGGAGTTCGTCATGTATGAAAGCAAGCTGTGCACAGCACAACTTTGTAGATTGAATAGTTTGTTGATTGATAAGCATCCAACGCTTCGCGACGGTGCTGGCTCCTGATTGCAGGCAGTAATTGAGTGACTTGTGTTGGCTGTCTACTTTAATTTGCCTGCCGTCTAAAGATTTTATGTAACCTTTTTGGCTAGACCTTTTAATAGACTTGAGAAGTTCCGAAAGGCCGTCAATAGCAGAAACAAACGCTTCTCTGATCTCTTCACCTTTGGATTTAGCATCGATATCATTTAAGGAAGAGTCAAAGGAATGTCCAATTTTGGCGTCACCTGCACCGTAGAGGAAGGCATAAGTGACTGTTTTAACTTCGCGCCTGCTGATTCCAATCTTGTCTGCGTTGACTTGATGGATGTCTCCATTGAGGAGAATGTCCGCATAGCGTCCGTTGTCATATCTTGCGAGGTAATGTGCGAGCATCCGTAACTCGATGCCGCTAAGATCGGCACCCACCATAACTTGACCAGGGGATGCTTTAAATAGTTTTCTAAAGTCATGTTCACTAGGTACTTGAGCTAAATTTGGTTTACGGTGTGCACATCTGTGCGTGTTAGTAGCGACAGAACAATGGTGATGTACACGATCAGCAGTCGTACATAGCTTCAGCCATGCGTTCATGCCTTCCGAGATCATCCCCAATTTCTTCGTAATATCGAGACACTTGCGAAAGTTCGTCGCTACTTCTTTCAAACCGATCGGCTTGTTTTCCTCTGCTGGAGGAGCACTTGCTGCGATCTCCGTCAATGTCACTTCGTTTACGATAGGCTTCCCAGTAGGAGTCTGAGTCGTCGGCTTCCAACCATAAAATGTTTGCAGGATCCATGAAATATGATCGCGAGAGGTCGGGTTTAATTCTTTTAGTTTAGTAAATGAACATTGTTCAATTTCAGTAGGTTCACCGCAATGTTCATGTGTTTCGGTTAAACCAGTCCCCTGCACATAACCTGCGGTCTTGTTATTTCGCTTAGGAGTAAATCGCG